TTACCGAATTCCTGATTCGCCATCTGGCCCGCGCGATCGGACAGCGCCGTCAGCGTGTTGCCGCCGGCAAGACCTCCCATCGCGTTGGCCTTGCGCATGATGCCGTCAAGCGACTGATCGACTGAATACTGATAGCCCGGCCCGGCCTGAAACGCATCACGCGCTCGCTGTGTGCCGTCAGCGCCGTTGGCTCCCAGAGAGTCGAGATAAAGCGACGTTCCTGCGCCATATTTCTTGGCGAGTTCGCCAAGCGGCTGATAGGCCGACTTCGCACTATCGATGGCTTTGTTTGATCCGGCCAACCCCTCGTTGAGGTAACCCATGCCGCGATTTTCGGTATCGCGCCAACGAGCCATGTTTTCTTCGGCCGCGCGCTTCCCAGGCTCGCCCGTCAGCGCGCCCCAAACCGAATCCAGAATGCCCATGTCAGCCTCTTAAGGAAACCGTGCCGCAAGGTCGGCAATGATCGCGTTGACCTTGTTTTCAAGCGCCGTCGTGCGTGTATCGTTGTCGTCAGTCGCGGTTTTCAGCGACGATAGGTCAGCGCGGATTTGCGTTATGTAGGAAACGATCGTCGCGACATTATCGCGCTGCATGGCCGCCGATGGAGTCGAGCCGTATTGCAGATATGTGCGCACCGTTCCGACGACATCGGATGCGTCAGTAATCGCGCCGGTTCCGACCGCTGGATTATTGCTTCCAGGCGTCAGCGGCGGCACCGCGAACGACGCATCGAAGTGATAGTCAGGGATCGGATCGAGCGTTTCGAGGTACTTGAGTTTTTCAAGCCACGGTCGCCGTGATGAAAACGTCAGCGCCGGACAGCGTGCCGAGAGCCTGCTGTTGCGGCGGCAGTTTGATCTTCATCGGACTTCAGCCACCATTTCGCCGCCCATCAAGCCGAAATGCACCGGGTCAGACATGCGCACTTTGATGATGCGGCCCTGCGATCCAGAAACGCCGCACTGATTCACGCGAGCGCGCGATTTGCCGACGGCTTGCCGGCCGATCCGCACCATGCGCGGAATGCTCCAAGTCGAGCCGCCATCGTCAGACCATGACACTTCGACCGTTGGATTTGTTGCGGTCGGATCGGCCCCGGTCGCCTCGCCAACACCGACAGCAAAATCGAGCCAGATCGAAGCCACCCGAATAAACGACGGGAAGCTCTGCAACGGGCGCGACCAGACTTCGACCGGGAGCGGCTCCCCCACCTCGTCGTTTGTCGAAATAGCTATCTCGTTCAGATTGCCGCTGATATTGTCGCCGGCCAACCATTTCCCGTAGGCATAGATCGCGCCGTCGATGCGGCTGCGCAGGGCCTGATAGCTCGGCCGCTCGTGCCACGTCTGATTGTTGATGTTGTGCACCCACGACCACGACGGCGAATTAATCTGCACAAAGGCATGACCGCGCGAAATGTAGCTGCACATTTCAAGCGTGGTCTTATCAGCAACGGCCTCGATCAGCCCATCCAGATCGGGCGTCGAAATTTTCGTTGGCGTGTAGCCATCCATGCGATAGACGGCGCAATCGTCTCCGATCCAGTGGACGCCCTTGCTGAAACCGTCCTCAAAGCCGGTTACGCAGTACGGTCCGAGCAAGCCGCGCGGGATAACCTCCGAGCGCTGGAACGGAAACGGCTGCGCGCCAACGTCAAGCCAAATCTCAATCGACTGCGGACCCATCAACAAGAGCCGCTGACCCCAAGTGATTGCGCGCGTCAAACCGTCAGGCTTCGCCTCAGCCTTGCCGAACGACAGCGCGTTAACCGCCGTTGTATTGAGGTCGGACGCGAAGCATCGACCGTCGCCAATCGTGAAAACGAAATATCCATCTAGCATCGTCACGGAATTGGGTGACGGCAGATCGGCATCGGGATAGCTGTTGGTGACGCTCGTTGGCGTGAACACCGCGACATTGCCGTCAGGATCGACAAACACCTTGTCCGGCGTGGCGGCATTGTTGGCGGCGAAGAACCCCTTTTTGGTCCCGTTCAACGCCCCGACATTCGTGGACGCGCCGCCGCTACTCGAATGCTTCTCCAATTGCCCACTGAATGCGGAATACAGCACGCCGTTGACGACGATCGATCCGCGATAGCCTGAGCGTGTCGTCGTGCCCCACGCCTTTAAGCCCGGCGAACGGTGCAGCACGGCAATACCGCGCCCGCCCTCTCCCATCGCTTCTGAATAGCAGCCGTACAGCCGCCCCGCGCCTTCCGAGGCGAATGCGCCCGGATAGTGCGAGACAGGAAAGCTGATCGCGACCATCAGAAATATTCGGTCTTGAGCGTCTGGCGCGTCGGACGTGATGCTGCCATGCGCCGCAGCGTCGCGACATCGCGATTCCACGCTGCATCGTTCATAGGCGCAGCAACAACAGCCGAACCAGCAACATTCCCCAGCAGGCGAGCCAGCGTCAGGAAGTACGGGTTAGGAATGTCGTTCTTGTCCGCGATATAGATGCCGTGGGACTCGTTGAGTTCTTCCAGCAAGCTATCGAGCTTGCTGTCGAACTTTGCATAGTCCTCCGCCGACAAGGCTTCGCCCGGCCCAACAGCGCCGATATCCGACGCCGCCTCGTAGATCAGCTGTTCGGATGTTTTGCTGATGGACATGGCAAAAACGGGCGGCCGTTACGCCGCCCGCCTCTCGTTACTTGGTGACGTAGAAGATGACGATATCGGCCACGCCAGCCGACGGATCGGCGTTCTGCCCCGTATAGGTCGCCGTGACGGTCGTCTCCGCCGTCTCGGAGTAGCTGTTGTTGGTCGCCAGCTCGTCTGCCGGAATCCAGACCGGCGCTGTTGCTGAAATCACCAGCGCCGACGCGAACTCGTCAGCGTCCGCCGACGTGCCGATGTCGAGAAGGTCGGTGCCGGAATCGTTGAACGTCGTGACAATCTGCACGCCGCCGCCGACCACGATAGCGCCGGCCGGAAGAACGCCAATCGTCACAGCTGCACCAGCGTTCAGATACGTAATGCGCTTGCGCATCACGTTGATCATGTTCTTGTAGCCCAAGTCCTGCGCGGGAACGCCGCGATTGAGAGTGCCAACCATTGGCCTCGCTCCTATGTGAGAAAAGAGAAAGGGGAGCCGAAGCTCCCCGGATGACCGTTAGTCGGCAGCCGACGAGAAGAAGCCGGTCGCGACGCCCCACTGCACCAGCTTGGTCCCGTCCTGCGGCTTCTTGAACATCTTGGAGACGCCGTAGGCGGCCTCGATGCCGGTGCCGGTGATGAAGCCGTAATCGTCTTCCTTGCGGAACGTCGGCTTGGCCATCTGACCGATGGCCATGACAGCGGCCTGCTGTCCGCACAGGAACACCGGCTCAACCCGCGACGTGCCGTTGCCAGCAGTCTTGAGCGTCGTCCAGACATTGGTAACGAAGGCGCTGATCTCCGGGACTTCCCGGACAATCACGCCGTCGTAAATCTGGTCGCCATCCTGGAACAGCGGGTTTTTGCTGACACCATCGCCCTCGCGCGGCCGCGCATCCTTGTTCACGGTCTGAAGATCGATCTTCAGGTCGCGGAACGGATTGGTGCCGGCGAACGCCACGAAGTATTCGCGGCCGTCTTCCGTCTTGTAGGGGCGGATTTTCGGATTTGCGTTCTTCGCGACGCGCTTGAGCAGTGACAGATTGGCGGCGGTGAACTTGTCGTTGGTCGTGTCGCAGTTGCCGAGCGCCGTCGCGTGGGTCGCGCTGTAATTCGAGGTCGCGTTGCCGTACAGCACACGATCCGAATTGTCCTGGTTCCACGTATTGCGCTGAGCCGCCGTCGCGTCCTCGTAGCGGATGCCGTTCACACGGTCGCCGCCATCGGACCCGAAGTTGGCGGGGGCGGATTCGGACGGCAGAGCCATCAGCGCGGCGATCACCTCGTCCCGCTTCAGCTCGTTCATCCAGTCGGACAGCAACGGCTTGGCTTCGCCGAAGATGTCAGCCGAATCCTTGTGACGATCCGCCTTGTTGGTCGTGATAGCGTTGCGCGCCCAATCGAGCCAGACCCGCATGCCGTAATTGTCGATCTTCTCCTCGTTGCCGACGAGCGTTCCGACGCCGCGTCCCTGACCGGTCAGACGAGCGACAAGCGGGATATTCATCTGCTCGCCGCCACTTTTCAGCTCGTTGCGAATGCGGATGATGGAGTTGAGAGACGATCCCTGATAGGGCGAGAACGCATTGCCGCGCACCCACTCCCGGTTGATCTCCTGCGTATACTTGACGAGCTTGTTGTTGCTCTGAACAGTGGTAGTTGCCATTTGAATAGCCTTTCATGCGACCGCCTTCGCGGTCACCGCATCGCGTTTGCGAACAGACTCGCGTCCGACATGTCGCCGTCATCCGTGGCTACCTGAGCCGATGATGCGCGGGACAATGACGGAGGCAGAGCCACCCGATTTGCTGTTTGC